GTATCCTGATTGGAGTAAAAATGATGAGGAAGATGACGTTGAGGATGATTAAGTTATGCGGGGACTATAGGGGGGTCTTAGTATTCAAAGAAGAAAAAGATGCCAGTAGAAGATAAGATAATTGATTCATTTACAGGTAGGAGAAGGAATGTTCATACTGCCTTGGCTGCTGCTGGAATGACTCCTGCATATGGGAACATAGCTGATGCTGCTGATGCTATTTTGTATGCAACAGAGGGTAAGTTTGGTGAAGCGGCTTTATCTCTTGCAGCTATGATTCCTATAGCTGGCCAATACGTAGCGGCTAAAAGGGTGTCTAAAATAGTTAGTAGAGTTCCTAAGAAGCTTAAAAAGTACACAGGGAAGAATGATGTTGTTAAATCATTAGACGTAGGTGGTAAGTCAGTAGGCCATATCAAAGGAACAAGAACGTCAAAAGGGATTGAGATACATAATATTCATGTTGACCCTGAATATAGAAGGCTTGGCTTTGGAACTGATTTATATAAAAGCTTGCAAGAGGAAACTTCAGAATATGTGTATTCACGTGGATGGCAACAAAATCCAAAAACTGCAGGAAAAGTTTGGGATAGTCTTGTAAAAAGTGGTAAGGCAGAAATGATAAAAGAAGGCATGGAGCCTGTATATTATTTAAGGAAATAGTGAGTAATAAAGTAGATACAGGTGGGAAAAGATTAAACCTATTTCCAGCTAAAAAACAAAAAAAGAAATTACCTGTTGATGATAAAGTATTTAATATGATGGAAGCTGTTGCTGATAAGTCTTATGTAAATATATCCGATATGTCTCAGCTTAAAGTAGAAAAAAGTACTAAGTCAATTCATAATGCATTAATGGCTGCTGGTATGACCCCTGCATATGGAAATATTGCAGATTTAGCAGATGCTACTTTATATGCGTTGGAAGGTGAATTTGGTGATGCAGCTTGGTCTGCTGCGGCTGCTATTCCAGTAATAGGTCAGATGGTTGCAGGCAGGAGAGCTGCTAAAGTTGCAAAAGAAGCTGGTGAAAAAATGGTTACTTTATATAGAGGTATCTCAGATTGGGTTCCAGGTAAAATGGCAAAAAAAGGTAAGTTTATTGGTGGAAGACATTCTCAATGGGATCCAAATATCCATAAATATAGTTTACCTAAAGGTTCAATTTCAGTAAGTGCTGCAGAAACTGAAAGTAGAGTTCAGAGGAAAATAGCACGGAAAGAAGCTAAAGAATGGGCTAGAGATACAGAGGAAAACTATTGGAATAGGCAACGGCATAAGAAAATCAAAAGGGGTTTAGTTTTGGAATTTGAAATGCCTCTCTCGGAATGGAAAAAGTTGTCTGTAACTGATGTATCAATTGCTCCTCTTACATCTAATAGGTTTACAATATTTCCACCACCAAATTATATTATACATAAAGGAATCCCTAAAGAATTTTTAAAGAAAGTACATAACCTAGATAAGTGATAGGCGAATGATATGTCCGTAGATAATCCATTAAGTGGTCTCTCTCCTGGTCAAATGGGAGAAATTTTGCGTGGGTTAGACCCAGGTGATATTTTGCCAATAGAGATAGACAATGTGATATATGAGATACCTGTACCTGTGTATTTACTAATAGATAATCTTGTGAATCAGATTAAACATATATCGGAGATAGATGGATTACAGGTCAATTAAGGGGACTCGACATTACGTTTTTGATAGTGTTGATGAGATGGGGGAACATCTTAATGGAGAGACTCCCAGAGTTTTAGATAATTGGAGAAAGGGTGAGGAAGGAGATTGGGTGTTAAGCGATGACGGACGAATTATTCAGTTACTCAGGGTTAAGAGAGATTTTAAACATCCCAACGACAGGAAGAATTACAGATATGCTAAAGGTTGGGTTAGGACTGTTGTTGGAACTTTTCTTAATCGTGATAGGTCTTTTATGGATACTGATTTTGGTAAGCATAAAAATCGTTACACCTTTAGTGGAAAACATAAGAATCCTAATCGAGCTGTTAAGACCCGCAAAAAAGTAACAAAGAAGGAGAAGATGTTTGCCACGAGTGTGGCTATTGGTAAGGGAGTCGTCAGTGCTTATAAAGATGCGTTTGGTAACATCCCTGATGAGAGAGCGAAACAAAAGGGAATAGTATTACTTAAACAGGAGCGTGTAATGAAAGAAGTCGAGAAGTCTGTTCTTGATGTAGCGAAGTCTCTTGGTGTTGACCACGAATACATTTTGAGAAGTTTTAAGTGTTTGGTAGAGAACAGTGATGATGAGAACATAGTTCTTCAGAGTACTAAGGAGCTTGGAAAAGCTATTGGAACTGTTGGAGGTATTCAGACGCGGAATCTGGAGATGGGTATTTATGGAATGGTGCAGGAGTTCTCTCCTAATGAGTTGGAAGAAGCTACGAGACCAAAGTTGGAGGTAGAAAATGGTGATATGTCCGAGGTGCTCTAGTCTGAGAGTACATAAAGATGGTAAGAGGAAGAACAGTACTAAGCATGATGTTCAGGTATATGAATGTCAGGGATGTAATAGAAAATTCACAATCCCGATAGTTGATTTCATTGCTGAGAAAGAAGAGACTATTCATGCTGGCCAAATAGTTACATATGAAACCGATGAAGTAGTCCGTATTCATGGTCTAACAGATATGCATGTTGGTGCCAATGAATTTGACCTGAAGAAGTTTCAAGAAGCTGTTCAGGTTATATATGATGATCCTAATGCTATGTGGTTTGGTAATGGTGATATAATAGAGTGTATCCCACCTCATTACAAGATCAGTCAGCGTGGCCAGTATATCAGGCCTGATGAACAGCATCTCGCATTTCTTGATATTATAAAGCCAATCATTGACAAGTGTCTATTCATAAGAGGAGGTAACCACGACTATCTTAGGAGTATTAGGATGCTTGACTATGATGTGAGCATGATTATAGCCAGAGAGTTATGTGTCCCATATTTCAAGTTACCAGGATATTCAGTCATTACCGTTAAGGGAAGTAGTTGGAATCTTGTGACTGGTCATGGTCATAGTGGAGCTAAGAATGGTGATTTAGAGCTTGACAAGCTGGCTGCTGTGTATAGCAAGGGAGATGTATTCTTCTTAGGTCATAACCACCAACTCTATGCCAAGCCTATTGATTCAATCAAGATTGTAGACAATGAGGAATCGTTGCACAGACGGTGGTACATTAGAGGAGGAAGTTTTTTAAGATATGCAGAATATGCGAGATATGCGATTTACCCAGTTGTGAGAACAGGTTGGGTAACCATTGAATTTGATAAGGATGATATAAATTGTTGGACCAACTAAAGAAGATTGAATCTGAGAGGTATGATCCGTCAGGTCTTAATCTTGGTGAGTCTATATCTGAATTAAAGAGAATCGCAGAAGAGATAAGTATAGTAGGGATAATACAGGGCAATAGTGAAGATGTAGTGAAGTATATGTGGATTAAAACTATCATAGAACATATGGAAATACCGGAGCTAGTAGGCCATGAAGCAGAAGAAAACAATATCCAAGCATGATGTTATCAGAGCGATTAAAGCATTACGAATTAGAATGGACAGGTTGTACAGTATATTACTCATTCAACAGCAAGAACTCAGAGAGTATATTGAGTACATGGGACATTCAAAAGAGTTTGAGGAGTACTTGACAAAAAAGTATGAACGTGAACAGCCAGAACGTGACGGAAGCGGAGGGGATACTCGAACTAGCGAAAAGTGACCTGATTGCTTTTGGTAAGTTATTTCTTCCTGACGACTTTAAGAGGTCTGAGACCCCACCATTCCACTACGAGATTGCAGACTCCATAGATGACAAGGAATGTAAGCAACTGGCTATTATTGTTCCACGTGGTCATGGCAAGACCGTTTTAACTAAGGCTTCCATCTTAAAAGACTTTTGCTTTGCCGATGAGTTGAGATTCTATGCTTGGGTATCCGCTACTCAGAAACTCTCTGTTGGTAACATGGATTATATTAGGTACCACTTTGAGTATAATGATAGACTTAAATATTACTTTGGGCCTATGAAAGGTTCTAAATGGACAGAGGAAGACATTGAGACGAGAAATGGGTGTAAACTAATTTCTAAAAGCAATGTCGCTGGTATCCGCGGTGGAGCAAAGCTCCACAAGCGATACGATCTTATCGTGCTCGATGATTTCGAGCATGAAGCGAATACAATAACTCCTGAAGCGAGGGCTAAAAATGCGAATCTTGTTACTGCCGTTGTACACCCTGCTCTGGAGCCTCATACTGGTAGGCTCCGTGTTAACGGTACTCCTGTACACTTTGACAGTTTTATTAATAACCTTCTTGGAAATTATGAAAAGGCGACAAAGGCGGGTCGAAAATTCGCTTGGAAAGTTATTACATATAAGGCTTTTCTCGAAGATGGGGGGACTTTATGGCCTTCTTTCTTCGGGAAAAAGAAATTAGAAGAGAAGAAAAGGTTTTATCGGGACTCTGGCCAGCCGTCAAAGTTCTATCAAGAATATATGATGGAGGTGATGAGTGAAGAAGATGCTATGTGGAAGAGGGAAAACATCAAAAAGTGGGAAGGATACTACCAACACCGTGATGGGGTTAACTATATCGTACAAGACAAAGAAGAGCGACCTATCAATACGTTTATCGGGTGTGACCCTGCTACTGACATTGATACTAAAGAATCTGATTTTAGTGTCATTATGGTTGTGGGTGTGGATTCAGATAATGGATTATACGTTCTCGAATATGAAAGGCATAGAAGTATCCCA